CCCTCATGTAGCTTTCGCTACCCCCACCTTAAAAAGGTGAGGCCTTTCGGAGCTTGATGTTGACGGCTACCGGGCGTCCTCCACGAAGGAGATGCTTTGCGTCAGCGAACGGCTCTTCGCTTTGCTTGAGCAAGCATTTGAGCAGAGCAGCGTGGTCGTTGATCTCAGAATCTGGGATCACTTCGTCCACGACATACCCCCTAACCAGGGGGGCGTGCAATTTCGGACACATGGAGTGTGTTTCATACCCCAGAACCGAAACCCTACCCAGCACCTGAGACGTCTCGGCCACAGTAGGATAAAGCCCTTTCAGGACCTTATCTAACCTGCGGTCGAGCCATTTCGTTGTCTCCCATAGGCCCAGTTGATAAAACTGGTTCCTCAAGGAAACTGTCGAAATGATCTCAGCCTCGTGGGTCAGTGCGGTGGGGAGTGCTCTCCGAACACGAACAACAGAAACGTCGTGCCCTCGGAAGTACTCCTTGCCACAAGACTCTCTGAACTCACCAGTCCAGAAAGACTTGCCGCGGTTCACTCGAAACCCAAAAGCTTCGAGCAATTGCGACACTGATACTGCATACGCCTTCGGGACGATGATATCGTCACCGTAGACGCGCACCTGTCCACGGAACTCTTCACAGAGTTCCCTGTCCACCGGTTTGTTGAGCACCTTCGCGACCCCCATCATCACAATGGTAGAAAATACCATTGCTTCAATGGGGAACGTCAGTGCTGAACCCATTGACGCGAATTTGGCCAGACGGATTACTCCGTGACCATCAACGTCAGCCTTCCGTGATCTGCAGGCGTCTACCCCTTCCGCAAGGTTAGGGAAACGCTCAAACATCACACGTACTAGCTGGTTCGAGACCCTATCGGACGCCTCACTAAGATCTAGTGTGGCGAGAGCTCCGGTTAAGGAACCCTCCCGAGCCATCAGCTGGTTAGGCTTCTGGTCCGAGAACCCGACATACCCGTATCCACTATTGTGGACGGGCACGCCCTTCGTAGTCCGAATTACTTCAGACTCGAGGTAGGTAACGAATCTATCCATCAGCCCCTGCTGCACATATTGCATGCAGACAGGCTCGATGGCTATGATTCGCGGGGTCTTGAGCGTCTTAGGCACTGCCACAACCCTAACGGGTCGCTCAGCACCAGGTTCGAGGAAATTCACACGGGAGAGGACGTCAAAATGGTACCTAGGATTGGACGCGAGGAATTCCCCGAAAGGGAACACTCGGTCGAGCCTGTTGGTCCACTCGGTCTGCTCGAATTTCAGGTTACCCTTGATTCGATCAGCGGTCGCTCCCGGCCCATGCTTTGGGATGATCCGGCCATAGTAGACATCTTCGTCTACTTGCTGCATCACCCCAGCATACAAAACCGACGACGCATCACGAAACTCATCCAACAAATGGATGGGCATCTGTGCGTCAGAAGTGCGAATTTCCTGCTCACACTCGACGAATCTGTCCATGGCAGCCTTATACCGCGCATCACTGCACGGGATGAGGACCTTACCGCACATCAGCGTGAGCTGGCGTACGGCAAGTACCGCTTCCGGATCAGGCTCATCGAGCAATCGGCCGGTTCTACGATCAAACACACGTGTCACGAATCCCGAAAGAAATCTTGGGACTAGTGGACCGCTCTCTTTACTGGGAAACTTCACCCAGCCTCGAAAGAGGTCCGTGGAGATCCCACCTTGGTCGAGACTTTTTTCGAAGTCTTTTCCAAAAGCGGGAAGGGATATCGTAAGAAACGATTCCCCCTCATGTGTTGACCGCCTCTGGACGGTCTCCCAATCCAGAGTGGTGTTGATTGCGCAGTCACATCTGGTCCCTAGTTCAACAAGGACCACGTGCCAGAGCTGCAGCAGTTCTTCCTTCATGCCTACTCTCCTAACAGAGGGCTAGTGCGTGACAGGAGACTGTACAATATCCCCAACACCTCAGTCACCGCGGGACCCCTAACGAGGCCCCGCGGTTTGATGCCGTAAGGCCACTGGTGAGCTTGTCAGCTCTCCCCACCAATAATCTTGGTGAGGGTGCCAGCGGTTGCGAGCTTGTCGAGAAGAGCCTTCGTGTTCGTCTCCACCTCAGTGTTGGTAAAACCAACAGTGGGGTGGTCGATCACGATATAGGCACTCATCGTGTACTCGCGAGAGACGCCGTCCAGAAGAGGATCGGCGGCAATCTTACGGAAGTCCAGTCGTGCGTTACGACGGTTTCGCTTGCCATTGGCATGCGAGACCGTCATCTTCGTGTTCCCGTCTGCAGTCGAGTAGACTGCAGACGAGGCACCGACGCCGACCCTGGGAAGGGTCTGCGCAACCGAGTTGACTGTGACAGACTGAGGATCAGTGAACATGGTAGAGCTCCAGACTGAACATGATGTTCAATTGTTTGGTTGGTTGTGTCGTCGCCTCATTAGCGACTGCCGGCCCTGGATATGCCAAGAGCGGCTATGATGGCCTTTTGACGCAAAGTAAATGCGTCAGGGTTAAGGCCGAACCCGTAAGGGGTCGCTTTCAGGCGCTGCTTGGAAGTACAGCCCCATCGAGTGGTGATAGTACTGGGGGTCGATATTCCATCGACCATCAGCCTACCACTCCACGTGTTGACGGTTTCGACATGTGTTCGACACATGACATAGCCAAAACGTAGTACCAGGTTGTCCTGGGAGAACGCATGCAAATTTTGGACTAACGAACCAAAATTTGACACCCAGTCAACAGCCCAACTCCACGGCGTGAGCTGATACACGTCTGTGATATCTGGAATGATACCATAGACTTTCTCAAGCTCTAGCATCTTCTGATGCCAGCCCTCCTGCTTCGGGAAGAAGTAGGTATAGCCACCCGCAAACCACACGTCTTGTGTGATCGTTGTAGTGGTCTCAAGGCTAGCCGGAGACTGTACCACATAAGCCGAGACACCAGGTCCATAGGGATAAATCCCTGTACCTGATGACTTCGACGTAGAGGTGGTAACAGTCCGTGGAAAGGACCGTCTCCTCCGGACCAAACGGCCGGAATCACGGTAAAGCTGCGCAAGGCGCTTCTCAGCGTTCTTGCGAGCCTCCGTGAAACTGCGTACATCGGCAATGATCGGCTTCAAGCCGAACTCAAGGTTTAGGTATTCGTCCGCGTATTTACGCGGATCGAGACCCCCTTTGAGTACTGAGCGTCCTGGGATGGCCGGAAGGCCCTCCCTCAGCTCACCGATTGATGCAGCAGCAGAGACTGTAGGATTGGTTGGAATAGTATTGGCGATAGCAGTAGCCCCACGCTCATGTAGAAAATCAACATGAGGCAGTTGAGCAATAGCTGTCCAATCACTCTCCTGTACGGTCCCCGGAAGAAATATCTTCGGAGGAGCCGCAGCAAGCAGAGAACCCCGCATCCATCGGTGCTGTGGTGAATTCGCATCATAGATGAGGCGACCCACGTTAACAGCTCGAGAGATGTGAGTTTTCTGTGTGAGAAAGTTTCCACCAATATCCTCTCCTGTCTTCCGTAAACGGGAAACAGGGTGTCCCTCGGACGTCGTTTTCTGACGCTCGAGTACGCTCCAAGATTGGGTAGTCGGATCACCGCCGAAAGGCGGGCCCAACGACTCTTGATATGTGTTAACATAATCAAGAGAGTTCACAATCCTGGAGCGTGTGGTTTCCACTGGAATTCCTTCACGGTTTGTGTATGAATTTGTGCGCAAGCCGGATGCACTGCGTAAAGCCTGCGCGGTGTGTGCTGCATATCAACACCTGGTGGCCCCGCGAGGG